TGGTATGGAACTGCGTGTCGGTGAAGTCGGAACTTCGGCTTTCTCCGGTCTGGTTGTTCCCCAGTACCTTATCGATATGGTTGCACCGGCAGTAGCCAACCTGCGTCCATTCGCGGATATGTGTAACTCGCATCCCCTGCCTTCTCAGGGAATGTCTCTTAACATCTCGCGTATTACAACCGCTTCTGGTGCTGCACTACAGGCATCGGAATCGACCGCAGTTCAGGCAACTGCAATGGACGACACCCTGCTTACCTTCAACGTGCAGACTGCTGCTGGCCAGCAGACCATTTCCCGCCAGGCAATTGAGCGTGGTACCGGAATTGAAGACGTTGTAATGCAGGACCTTTTCCGCCAGTACGCAACTAGCCTTGACAGCACTCTGCTGAACCAGGCTTCTACTGGCCTTGATGCCGTAGGTAACGCTACTACCGCTATTACCGTAGCAGACGTGCCGACGATTTATTCCGCGATTATGGGTGCGGCATCGCAGAGTGATACCGCTACTCGCGGGCTGGCGCATCCGACTCACGTCGTTATGCACCCTCGCCGGTGGTTCTGGTTGCAGTCGCTTCTGACTAGCACATGGCCTGTGTTTACTCAGCCAGGCATCGAGCCTGCTGCCCAGGCTGCGGGTGCTAACAAGGCTACTCCGTATAACCAGGGTATGAGTGGTGTCATGCCTAATGGTATGCAGGTTGTAACCGACGCGAACGTGACTACTCTTGCTTTGGCTGGTGCCCCTACGGGTGGTACCCAGGATCACATTTTCGTGGTTCCGCAGCAGGAATGTCACCTCTGGGAAGATGCCGGAGCGCCCGTGTACATCCGCGCTGAGCAGCCCGCAGCAGCATCCCTTGGTGTGTTGCTTGTGGTTTATGGTTATTTTGCTTATACCTACCAGCGTTATGGGCTGGCAATTCAGAAGATCAACGGTTCTGCACTGGCCGCACCTTCTGGATTCTAAGTTATATTTGGTTCTCTGAATCATTCGGTTTGGCTGGGCTTCGGTCCAGCCTTTCCGTGTGGCTCAAAGAATTGAGATATCATGAAAATTATCTTTTGTTACACGGGCGTTCCAGATGCCCGCGCTAAGGGAGCAATCGAGAAGTATGTGCCTCAAGCGGAGTTTGTGGAAACGCCTCGACTTTTCGGATATAACGAAGCTATTGCTTCGAGATGGGGCCAAGACGATCTGGTCGTTATCGAGGGTGATAAAGAAATCACCTCGGATACCATCCCATCCTTTGAGACTTGCGACGAGCCATGGTGTAGTTACGGCTATTACAATTACCCGGAACCTCATCAAGCTTATTGCAGTACAGGGCTAGGTTGCACGAAGTTCTCTCTCGATTTGCAGCGGGCAATTCCAACATCTGCTTTTTGTAGGACAGACATTGCAGGCATGGTTTGTCCTGATTGTAACGGAGCCGGTTGCTGGCGATACCTGGATACGAGAATAGCATTTGCAATTCTTGCAAGTTGTATTTCGTTCTCTCCACACGTTCATGGTGAGGTTATTCACCACCATAAGTATTCGCCCGATTGGGCAATTCTCAGAGGTTTGGAGTAGCCAAGCCTTCGACCCAAAATCGTCTTGATTACGGCTAAAAATTATGTCTCGAAAGGACTAACAACGAATGACTGCTTTTACCGACAACCTTTATGAAAAGTGGCTTGAGATGTCCCTCTTCGGGACTCCGCTGGTTAACAACGCGGGCAAGTTCGCGGAAATTGTGCAGTATCTCGGACTGAATTCTATCACGCCGACCAACACCGGATTCCCCACTGCATTTGTTCTGGGTACCGGCCAGGCAACTAACGCGGATACGACTAACACTTGGGATTCCGGCGTTGTGGAAGTTAAGAGTCTTCCGGTTCTCGTACGAGTCGTTACAACTATCGGTGCAACCCCAACTTGCACATACACCATTAACGGATCAGCAGACAACTCGTCCTTCGCCCCTCTTAGCTACGCGGATATCGCCTCGCTAGGTACTGTCACTGCTGCACCGTTCGTGATCACTACTGCTACAACAGCGGTAAAGGTAATTCCACCCGGTCAGAGGTACCGCTACATCAAGGTTACTTACTCCCTGAACACGAACGTTACCAACTCTGCCGACCTTCTCAAGCTAGGATAACAACATGACAAACGAAGATCCACGCATCGCACCGCTACGCCGCAAGATGGCGGCCACTCAGGAGCCCGCTAAGGCAGCGGAACTAGCTGTGGTACTCCGGGGCCTGGGATTCGATCCTGACGCCGTAGAAGAGATCTCAGCGGCTCCCAAGGGGCGCTCAGAGCCGAAGCTACAGACCACCGAATCTAAGACTGAGACAGACGAGAAGCGCCGACCAGCCAGGCCAGCCGCAAAGCCCGCAGCCGCTAAGCCCGCTACTCCGAAGACTGCGGCAAAGCCCGCTGCTACTAAGACCCCAGCAAAGGGAGCGAGCAAGTAATGTCAGCAACGACACCTCCTAAGGGCCGCCCTACGCCAAAGCGCGAAGATCAGCGCAAGGCACGCAGGCGCGGACTACCGGAAAACTCTGTAATCGTGAAGCGCGCAGAATCGGAAGATCCCGAAGTTGAGGATATTTCTGGTTCCGGTATTGTCACAGATATCGTTGGCTACGGCAGCGTTAGGCTTCCGTCCCTCTCAACTATCACTGATAAGGAATAACTAATGACACGACCAGTCGATAGTTCGGGCGCGGTCCATTCAATTTACAAGGACGATGGGACTTATAAAGTCCTAACTGACACTCACCCCTCGATTCCCTCAGGTTTTACAGAACTTGTTTTTAACCAAGTTGGACCAAAGGGCGATACAGGTAACGCAGGTTCTCCGGGCGCAACAGGGCCACAAGGTGACGTAGGCCCGGCAGGTCCAGTGGGACCTGGATATCACCTTGAATGGAAGTTTGACAGCGTTTATTCACCAAGTATTGCGGCGGGAGATTCGGCAAACTGGACCTACTTGCCCGGATTTGGAACTTCTTGGATTGTGACCGGCGTTAGTTATTGGAACATTTACGCGGGTTCGGTCCTACCTATGTCTCATGGGCAGTCTGTCGGCGGCGATGGTACGTCCTCGGTCGTCACCTTTCATGCGACCAATACCTCAGACGGTACGGTACAAGTCGGCGCGGGTGTTACCAGTGTGCGGATTGTAGCAGATAACTAATTAAGGAATAATCAAATGACAGCATTTTTCGGCTCGGGCGCAAGCAATTCCATGCGAGCAGCACTAGATGCAATTAAGGCCCTGCCTAACAGCGGTCACTTGCTCATTACCAACCAGTCAGCGGCAACCTCCGATCCAAACAGTACAATTCCTTCGGGTGCAGCGGTTCTAGCGGACTTTACATTCAGCGCAGCGGCATTCGGTGCGGATGCGACGACCGGGACTTGGGGAGGTCTGAACGTAGTAGAAACTGCTATTGCCAGCTTCTCGGCTTCTACGGTAACTGCGTTGCAGACCGGAACAGCCGCATCAGCGTGGATCACTAACGCCGGTAAAACCGTGTGTTACTTTACATGTTCGGTCGGAACGTCTGCCACTGACATTATTTTCAACTCCGTTGCATTCAGCTCTGGTGCTAACATCACGCTTTCGAGCTTCACGCTTGTGATGCCACAGTAAGGGGATTTATATATGTCTGGTTACAAGCCTATTGGCGGAGAAGTACTATTCGCTACTTACAATGCTGCCACTATTAGTTCTGTGTCAGCCTCTCCGGTTACTATTACGGCGGGCTGGCCAGCCATTATTATCCCGGCAGGATATTTCTCCAATGTTGGGGATTGGTCTAGCTCATTGCGATTTCGTATGGGTGGATTTCTTACCGCAACTGCTACTATCCCTACTTTCTCATGGGGTCTGGCAATTGCCACGACCAGCACTTTCGCTACGACTAGTATCTTGGCTACCGCGACCAATGCAACGGCACCCGCGTCTGCTACGTCATTTTCCTGGAAAATGGAAGCCGAGATTGGGTTGCGTACATTGGGTGCCTCGGGTGCCCTGTCCACACTGGTAACTCACGGGGAAATCAGCACTAACGCATTCACGGCTAACGCTCAGCTTGCGCCAGCCGGATCAGGTAACACATTTGCTACCTATGACAAGGCAATTCAGTACTGGCTATTCCCGTATCTTACACTAAGTGCGGCTACCGCTGGTAATACTGTAACAGCTCAGTACGGCAAACTATACGGGGAGAACTAAATGGCAGGTACAATTACAATTCCTCTCATGACTCTGCAAATCGGTACGACCGAATTCGGACCGGCATCGGTAGCGGACACTGATATCAATGCGGTGCTGTCGATTGACCGGACGGTAGTTGGCGGCTTCAATTCTATGACTGCCCTAACTACTTGTCAGATTGGCGTTTACCAGTCTAATGACAATGGGGATACCTGGTTTTTTCTCGCAGGTGCGGGATTTCCTGGGGGCGTCTACACTAATCGTAATGGACAGATTAACATGAGCGGTATGGGTGTTGATTTTTGGCCGGGCACTGGTCGGCTAACACGGGCAGAGACAATCATTGACGGAACAGCGGTAGCTATTCAGGGTTCGCTCGTCTTTAGCTAATAGCAGGGAGGGCGAGCAACGTGGCAGTTACCTATGATGCTGTAGGACCGGGCGCTACGGGTATCGCGTTTACTACCAGCCCTGGAACGTGGTCGCATACTAACAACGGCAACACGATTGTAGTTGCTGTTACTATCTTCACCGGATCAGCGAACACAGTTACCGCCGTAACGTACGGTGGCGTTGCCCTCTCCTTTCTTAAATTTCAGGCTAGTGCTGGCGGTAGCGCGGGCGGGGTATCCTTCTACGGACTATCTGGCCCCACCGTACCAACCGGAACTAATACCGTATCTGTTTCGACATCGGAGTCTAACAATCATAACGCAGGTTCGGTAAGTCTAGCCGGTGGGGGCGGTTTCGCGACTCCTGTTTCTAATAATGCCGCTGGTACAACATCGGTAACTGCGTCGGTGCCCGGCACAGTTTCAGGCGGGATGATTGTTACCGCCGCGTGTTTCGGTTCTAATACCGGCACGTTCTCGGGCACGAACAGCGTTGCTATTCGGTGGCAACTCAACCATTCCGGCCTTTCCGGGGCTGATAACGGGGTTGAAGGCACCGTAGCTTCTGTTGGTGGTGCCCAGACGGTAGGTTTCAGCAATTCCGCTACAGATGACTGGGGAATTGTTGCAGTTGAGGTATTGCCTACGAGTGCAATTGGTATGCCGCAGCAACGCCACAGAAAGTCTCGTGGGAGGAATAACCAGCGCCGTCGCCAGTGGGTTTGGCAGGCCATTACAGGTTCTTTGGATATTACCGGCACGGGAAGTGTCAATACTAATAAGCCGGTTGCTTCCGGCACGGGTATTGAAGAATTTGCAGCTACTGGAAGTAGTAACGCTAAGAAGCCAGCGGCATCAGGAACCGGCGTTGAAGCATTTACCGCTACTGGTAGTAGTTCTGCAAAGAAGCCTGCTGCCAATGGAACCGGAACTGTTGGCGGAATTACTGGCACGGGCTCAAGTAGTATTAAGAAGCCTGCGGCTAGCGGTACCGGCGTCGAGCAGTTCTTGGCTACTGGCAGCAGTGCTCTCAAAAAGCCTGCCGCATCTGGAACCGGAACTAACTTCTGGGGTACTGGTAGCAGTTCTGTTAAGAAGCCTGCTGCGAATGGTACAGGCGTCGAGCAGTTCTTGGCTACTGGTAGTAGCAGGGCTAAGAAGCCTGCTGCGTCGGGCACCGGAACTAACTTCTGGGGTTCTGGCTCAAGTAGTATTAAGAAGCCTGCCGCTTCTGGTACAGGCGTCGAAGTATTCACCGCTACAGGTAGTAGCAGGGCTAAAAAGCCTAGCGCTTCTGGCGTAGGTACAAACTTCTGGGGTTCTGGTAGTAGCTCAGTCAAAAAGGCTGCGGCTAGCGGAACTGGCACAGAAACCTTTACCGCCACTGGCTCGTCAAATGTGAAGAAGCCTGCCGCTTCGGGTACTGGTTCAATTCCGGGTATCTCGGGTACTGGCAGCAGTAGCATTAAGAAGCTGGTGGCTAGCGCCACGGGTACGGAACAGTTCTCGGCAACGGGAAGTAGTTCTGTCAAGAAGCCTGCGGCATCCGGCACGGGTACAAACTTCTGGGGTTCGGGTAGCAGCGCCGTTAAAAAGCCTGCCGCTTCGGGCGCTGGCACAGAAACCTTTACCGCTACAGGTAGTATTTCTATAAAGAAAACTGCTGCAAACGGTACGGGGACTAACACTGCCGCAGGAGTGACGGGTACCGGCCAAACTACTATTAAAAAGATTAACGTTTCTGGCGCTGGCGTCGAAGTCTACACCGGCACCGGAGCCGTTAGCGCGAAGAAGCCTGCTGCGGCCGGAACTGGCAACTCTGGCGGGCTGGCCGGAACTGGTTCGGTAAGTGTCAAAAAGCCCGCGCCTCACGGCACGGGTGCTGAATCCTGGTCTGGTGCTGGCGGCGCTATTGTCAAAAAGGCAAGGTTGCTAGGAACCGGAACTCAGCAATACGCGGGTTCGGGTAGTTTGAGGATTAAGAAGCCTCAGATCTTGGCGCTTTCGCTAGCGTTCGGGACGGGCCGACTAGGGGTTACTCACCCTTATCATGGAATCGTCGCGGGTGCCGGTGAACACAATGCAACTACGACCCATGGCGCTAAATCTCATAGTACCGTGTCCGATACAGACAAGGCGAGGGGTGCAGTGTCCGGTAAAACTAAAACAGCGAGTAAGGTAGCAGGTGAGACATAATGGCAGCGATCGAAACGGGCGAGTCCTATACTTCCACGTTTGTCCTAACGGACGTAAACGGGAACTTTATCGATGCTACGGTTGTGCTCACCATTACCTTGCCCAATGGTACCACCGTTGTTCCAAGCGTTACTCACGACAGTCTAGGTCACTATCACGTCGATTACACTTTTACGCTAGAAGGCTTGTATAAATTCCAGTGGGTTTCTACTGGACCGAATACCTCAAAGACCGACTATGTTCCCGTTGCTACATTCAGGTCTATTGTAAGCATTGATGACGTTAAGGCGTTTATCAATTACGGCACTAGCACGTCCAACGAGAAAGAGTCGTTGCTGCGTCAGGTAATGATGGCAG